GCCAGCTTGACCAAATAGTCAAGTAATTCCATGTTTCCGTCCCTTATGAGATCGCGCAGCGGTCCCCACGACGCGCGGCGCAAGTATACTCGAAATGTGCGCGCTGGTAAAAGGCTGAGGGTTACCAGCGCGCTTAAAGAAAGGCCTTCGGGGTGTGGTGTCTGTGTGCTTGCAACCTTCTGGATACCGCAGGACCGCTGCGACGCCGGATACCGGCGGACTGCCGGGATTACTTGCCGTATCTCGTCATCACCGACGCCTCGGCGGCCAGTGGTAAACCGGCGGCCCATGCGGGCGGTGTGCCCATGACGCGCTGCATGTGTTCGAGCGCGACGTCGGGCTGGTCTGTCTCCACTACAATCTCGTCGTGGATGTGCAGAACCACATCCGGTATCTCGCGTAAAGCATGGCGGAGGATGTCCGCAGCGGTGGCTTGCGTGATGTTCTCACATGCAAGGCCCTTCCAAAGCCTGGCTCTCGGCCACTCCTTGGCATCTGCGGCGGGTTTCCATGACGCCTTCGCATACGTGACGCCCTCCTCTTCGATCCGTGCATAAGGATAACAAAGAACACGGCCCGACGGCAAGGCGTACCACAAGTGGAGCCCATCGTAATAATACGACACGCGGCCCGCCTGTATCTTTGTCTTCGGGTTCCGAATTGCGCGTGTGTACGCAATCTCCAGATCCTGCCAGTAAGGCACCGACCACGGATTGGCGCGGCGCCAAGCGTCCACCATCTTGCGGGCCTCGCTCTCAGGCAGGCTTAGGCCGTAGACGCGGCCCATCGCCGCGAAGGCGCCCACACCGCCGGCAAAGCCGCAGGCTAGTTCCTGCACCTTGCCGACCTGCCGCTGGTCCTTGGTGACGTCCTCGACGCGGCACCGGAAGGTGGCGGCCGCGTTGACCTTGTAGACGTCGGACCCGTTGCGGAACAGGTCCAGCTTGTCCTCGCCCGCCTCGCCGCTGCACCACGGAGTGACGCGGGCCTCGATGGAGGACCAATCGGCCACCACGAAGGACTTGCCGGGTGCCGGGATCAGCGCAGGCCGCAGCATGCCCTTCAGGACGTCGGTGACGCGGCGGCCATACTGCGGCACGACGTCATGTCCGCGCACCAGCGCCTGGCGGACTAGTTCAGGTTCGTCGGCACATCGTCTTGGGAAATTGTGGACCTGAAGGCCGTAGCTAGATGCTCGGCCCGTAGCTGAACCGCCAGCGAATACAAACGCACCCCGGACGCGACCGTCTTGATCATCGCTAAGCGACGCGGCTCGTTCAAACTTCGCCACGGACGATGCCCAGAGATCGTCCGCGCACTGCACCACTTCCGCGACTTCCGCAGGGACTTCATCGGGGTTCTCCATCGCCAGCAGGTTAGCGCGCACGGTCTTGTCGATGCTGGTCTTCTCGACACCGTCCTTCCATACTTGCATCAGCTTGCGGGCTTCCGGCCCGACGCGCTCCTGCACCCACTCCCGCATGCGCGGGCTGCGCACCGACGTCAGCGCGCCGCCGGTCACATCCTGCACCACCTGCTGGATGTCGTCCAGTTCCTGCGCCGCGTAGCGCACGGCGGCCTTGGCGAGCGGCACGTCCAGACGCACGCCCCGGTCGTTGATGCGCTCGTTGATGTGATAGTCGGACAGTTCCTCGTCGGACAGACCGCGCAGCGTCTTGGAGATAACGCGCATGGCGCGGACGTCCTGCTCGCAGTAGGCCACCATCTCGGCCATTAGCTTGGGGTCGTCGCGGAAAGTGCCGTCGCCCTGCGGGATCGACAGTAGACGGATCAATTGTGCGCCCCGGTGGTCCTTGCGCATCCCGGCGCCCGCGAAGCGGCCGACGTCCTCAAGGCTGCCCGGCGCGCAGTTGGCGCGGGCTTGCGTTGCGGTGCAGTAGAACTGCTCCAGCGCGGGTTCCGGCACGCCGAAGTCGGGACAGATGACGTACCAGAACATCAGGCGCTCGAACGCGGCGTTGTGGGCGCGGATCTGCCCCCGGTGCAGCGCGACGCGCGTTGGGAAGGGCTCGCTTGGCCGCCACGTCTGCACGTCCTCATCGTTGAAGGCGTAGGACATGCACAGCACCTCCGTGCTGGGGTCTTGCACGTAGTTGTAGACGCCGCGCCCCGGCAGGTCGCAGCGGCTGCGGGTTTCTAGATCAATATATAATATCATGATCATAGGTGCGGGGCCGCCCAACCAGGGAGGAAGAAAGCGGCCCCGCGCGCCCAGCTTACGCAGTACGACGACGACGGACGGTGGCTTCCGGCGTCGGTTCAGCGGCGGGCGCATCCGTCTTGCCTTCCAGATCAATCCAGTTGCTGATCTCGAAGACGGGCGTGAAGATGCGACCGTAGGACTTGTGCATGTAGTGTTCCTTCTTCAGGCGCACCACCGGCACAGGCTTGGTCTGGTCCTTCTCGACCTGCGCGGCAATCTCAAGAGCCAGCTTCTGAACGGCGCGCTTGCCGCCCACGGAGGTGACGTTGTAGCGCGCCTCCATGCCCTTGTCGTCGCCGTTCATGCACTTGAGGCTCATGCCGACCTGCATCTCCCAGCCGCGCTTGGCGCCCGGCGGCGGGTTATCCATTTCGGGAAGCGGGTCCGACACCGGCACCATCTTCTCGCCCAGCACCTCGCCCTCGCCCCAGGCAATGAAGCCGTGGACAAAGGAGAACGGGTTGATCGCCCAAGTGCTGTCGTCGTCGATTTCGGTCTGGTCGGCACCGAACACCCAATGGCCGGTCTTGTCCATCTTGAGGATGACCATGCCAGCAGCGCCGACCTCGCTTTCGAGGCTGCGCAGGGCAGTGGTCAGGGACTGAACAGAGGGGAGGTTGCCGTTGCCGAATGATACTACGTCGTTCATTGTATTCTCCTATAGTTTACCAAGAGCAGCAGACAGTTGTTTGCCGATCTGCAACACGGCGGGCCTCGGATCATCCTCGGGTGCCAACGTGCTACCTGTTGAGACGGACACGATCAGGTCGGACGGCAGCGGGACATTGTGCTTCTTCAGCACCTTCTCCATCTGCGCGGGCGACTTCGGCTCCGTCAATTGTTCGATATTAAGCCCTGCTTCGGTCAGGGTCGTCAAGACTTTTTTGTCGTCCACCCACTTGCGGGTAGCGCGTTTGGGCACCAGCTTCCAACCGGGCACCTCGACGCCTGCCTCCAGCAGTTGCTGCGCCATGTCGCGGGCGTCCTTGATGTAGCCCTCCAACAGGTCGATTTGCCCCAGCGCCTCGGCCAGGCGGTCCACGTTGACCGTCTTGAGCGCCGTGCGGGTGGCGCGGGCGACAGCCCCGTTGACCACCGGGCAGATCGTCTTGGCCGTACACCAGCGGCAGTGGTCGCCGGCGGCCAGTGGCGCGTCGGGCTGCTCGGCCGCGCGCACCGCCAGCATCAGGTCGGCCTCGAACTGCTTGACGCGCGCGGGCGTCGTCACCCAGCGCTTCACGTACGGCGGCTGGACGATGATGATCTCGATGTCTTCGACGTCCTTGAAGGCCCACGCGGTCTTCTCGGTACGGAGCGCGGCAGCGACGTAGAACAGACCCTGCGGGTTCTCTTCCGCATCCACCGCGACGCCGTCGCCGAACTTCCAATCCAGCAGGATGCCGCGCTTGCCCATCCGGCCCACGACGTCGGCGGACCCGAACACGTCCGGCAGGGCGGCGCCAAAGCCGACGACCTGCTCGACGGCGTACTCCATCATCTTGTCGGGGTCGATCTCATCAAGGGCGGCGAGTGCCGGCAGCAGCTTGCGCTCCATCAAGTCGTCGGTCAGTTCGATGCCGTTGTAGGTGACGCCCAAAAACTCCTGCGGATCCTTGCCCGTCTCCAGGATGGTGGCGATGGTGTTGTGCAGCAGCGTGCCGGTGTCGGCGTGGACCGACGACGGCTGCGGGGGCATGGTGCGGACGAGCGCGACGCTGCCGGGGCAGGCCAAGACACGCTTGGCGGTCGAACCGCCGACGACGTTTGAGTGAGCAGCCATAGTGTACCTTTCTGTTGATGGCCCGACGCTACAGAATGTTTGTTGACCTGTCAATGATTGTTTGATAGATGATGTGCATGGAACGCGAGATCGAGCAATACTTTGTGTGGACCGTCCAGCGCATGGGCGGCGTCACCTACAAGTTCCGCGCGCTGAACTGCAAGGGCGTCAGCGACCGCATCGCCTGCCTGCCCGGTGGGGCGACGTGGTTCGTCGAACTGAAGGCACCCAACGGCCGGCTGTCGCCGCTGCAACGCAAGTTTGCGGAGGACATGCGGGCACGCAACCAGAACTACACTACACTATGGTCAAAAACGGAGATAGACGAATGGCGATTGAGTTTGGAGACTGCCGCGACATCATGCGGCGCTGGGCAACCCAAGGCGTGAAGGCGCAGATGTGCGTGACCTCACCACCCTATTTTGGCCTGCGCGACTATGGCGTCGAGGGTCAGATTGGTCTGGAACAGACGCCCGACGATTATGTTGCGGCGATGGTCGAGGTGTTCCGTTGCGTCCGCGACGTGTTGGCTGACGATGGGACGCTGTGGCTGAACATTGGGGATAGTTATGCCCGCACAGGGGGCACCGACCGCAAGATAAGCGAAACAGCGCAAGTTGGCAGCACCCGCAATACGTTGGTTCAGATGAGCGACCGTACCAGCAACGCAACCGCAATGGGTTTAAAGTCCAAAGACTTGATCGGCATCCCCTGGATGCTTGCCTTCGCCCTCCGCGCTGACGGCTGGTATCTGCGCCAGGACATCATTTGGCACAAGCCCAACCCCATGCCGGAAAGCGTACGCGACCGCTGCACCAAAGCGCATGAGTACATGTTCCTGTTGTCTAAGTCGGAACGGTACTATTACGATGCTGAAGCTATTGCGCAGCCTTTGGCCGAAACTAGCAAATCGCGTTTATCGCAACCGAACCTAGCCAATCAAAAAGGCAGCGACCGCGTACCGGGCAAAACAAACGGCCCAATGAAAGCGGTTGGCCCACGTTTTGGCGGCAACAAATACGGCGATGACGAGCGCGAAGAAAGCCGCACTAAATCTGGCAATCAGTGGAATAACACCAATGGAAAAGCAAATCGGCGCAGTGTGTGGACGGTGGCCACCCGTCCATACAAGGGCGCGCATTTCGCCACGTTCCCGCCTGCCCTGATTGAGCCGTGCGTCCTTGCGGGTAGCCGCGCCGGCGACGCGGTGCTGGACCCGTTCATGGGCAGCGGCACGACGGCGGCGGTCGCGCTCCAGCATGGCCGCACCTACCTTGGCTGCGAGTTGAACCCCGAATATGGCGCACTGCAACAAGAACGGATTGCCCGTGCTATCGCTTAGGCCTTACCAAAACGACGCCGTGACCTTCTTGTACGAGCGTGACCGCGCCATGATCCTGGCCCCTGTGGGCGCGGGCAAGACCGCCATCACGCTGCGGGCGATGGCCGAGATGAAGCGCGACGGTCACGCCAGGCGCTGGCTGGTGGTGGCGCCCAAACGCGTGTGTACGGACGTGTGGCCCGTCGAGGTGGCGAAGTGGGCGCCGTCGCTGTCTTATTCCGTTGCCGTCGGCACCTCCACCCAACGCAAGGCAGCACTCTCGTCTAGCAGTGACATTGTCATTGTCAACTACGACAACCTCGACAAGCTGCAGGCCGACCTGCCGTTCCAAGGCGTGGTGTTCGACGAACTGACGCGGCTCAAGAACCCGTCGGGCAAACGCTTCAAGGCATTCTACAAGGTGCTGGATCGCTTTCCCGTCCGCTGGGGCCTGACCGGATCGTTCACCTCGAACGGTCTGGAGGACGTTTTCGGCCAATGCAAGGTGGTGGATGAAGCGTTGCTGGGGCGGGCCAAGGGGGTGTTCCTCCAGCAATACTTTGTCTGCATCAACCGCGAGTTTGGCGATTGGCAACCGCGACGCGGTGCCCTCGAACAGGTCATGGCGCGCATCCGCCCGGCGACATTCGTGCTGGAACCTGGCGTCTACAAGGACAAGCTGCCGCCCTGCCACGTCGTCGAGATGCGCTGCGACATGCCCGACCGTGAGCCATACGAGAAGATGAAGCGCGACTTTGTGGCCGAGGTGGGCACCCGCGAGATCACCGCGCTGTCAGCCGCCGCCGTGACGAGCAAGCTGCAACAGATGGCGGGCGGCTGGGTCTACGACAGCAGCACGGTCGCGGCCGACCAGCCGGGCAAGTTCACGGTGTCCAAGACGCCGGTCTGGTTCTCCAGCCACCGCTTCGACATGCTGGACGAAATTCTGGAAGGCAACCAGCAGGACAACACGCTGATCGTCTACAACTTCGTCGAGGAACTGGCGCAGTTGAAGACCCGCTACCCGCACCTGTGGACGCTGGACGACGGCGCCGACGTGGTCGAGCGCTGGAACAAGGGGCAGATCCGGCTGCTGGCCGTCCACCCCAAGTCCGCCGGCCACGGGCTGAACCTTCAGTACGGCGGCAACAAGATGGTGTTCCTGTCGCTGCCGTGGTCGCTGGAACTGTACGAACAGACGGTCGGCCGCATCCATCGCGGCGGGCAAGACAAGGACGTGTGGGTCTACGTGATGCTGACCAACAAGACGATAGACGAGCGCATCTGGGCCGCCTTGGCGGACAAGCGCGCGATTTCCGACATAGCTTTAGAGGAGTTAAAGGGGTGAACTGGTTTACATTGAATGCCGTGCTGCCCAAGCGCAACGAACAGCAGGTGCTGGCAATGCTGGACGAAGAGGTGGCGGTCCACAAGCGCCCGACCTTTGTGGTCCGCATCCACCAGCGCTACACCATGCTGCGGGCGCAGCGGGAACGTCAGGAACTGTTGGAGAAGGTGAAGGCATGACGCAGTTCTTCCTGATGCTGTTTGCTGCGATGGCTGGAACGGTCGCGGGTATCGTCGCAGTCATCTGGTGGCTGTGGTGAACCGCGCTGCGCTGATCGAGGCGGCCATCCAGCACGTCAAGACTATAGCACCAAACTCTTACGAGGAGTGGGTCGGGGTCATCATCGACTTCACTTGCAGCGCTTGCGGAACGGATCCCACTCGCCACCCCGGCGAACGCAATCCTGATACGCCTTCTCTTCTTCCGCTGTCATGCGTTTGGCCAGATGAGGGAGAAGGCTCTTGAACACGGCGACGCCCAGACCGACCCAGAAGGTCGGCCGTTGCGCCACCAGATAGCCGCCAGCGCCGACGCCGACCAGCAGCGCGACGATAGCGGCAATCTCCAGCCAGGTCATGCCTTGGGCTGGTTCGGGACCATGTAGGTGACGACGGCGGTCAGGACCGCGCCGAGGATGACCGACACGCTGTCGATCAGGCTGGGCGTCACCCAGCCGGTCGAGATGCCGAACAGGCCGATGAGGGCCACAAGGCTGGTGATGAAGGCAGCTACGGCCTTATGTGCAGTCATGTTATTCACTCCGGGGTTAAGAATAGTTTGCGTTCAGCCTCGCGGCGGCGGGTCAGCCCCGCCAACGCGCGGCCATGAACCTTGTTCCACATCAGGAACGCCTCGGCGGCGCCCTTGACGTCGCCCGCGTTCAGGCGCCGCACAACCGACGAGCCTGCAAAGTTGCCGGGGCCGATGTTGTAGCAGAGGCTGACCATTGCGGAAAACTGGTTGGGCGTCGGCTTGACGGTGACGGCCTTATCAACCGCCTGCTCATACTTGCCCAAGTCGCGGGCCAGTATCTTCTCGGCCTCAACGGCCGTGATCGTCATGCCCGGCGTCACCTTGGGTTCGCCGGCAGCCGACGTGTGGCCGTAACCGATGGTGTCCACGCCCGCGCTGCACTTGTACGCTTTCAGGCGAAGGCCCTCAAAGCTCTTGATCAAGTCCAGACCTGCGGCGTTGACTTTCACGACTTGTCGGCCTTCTCGTTGACGCGGTCGAAGAGGCTGTTCAGCGTGCGGTCCACCTGCGCGAAGCCGGTGCGGATGTCGTTCTTGATGTCCGCGACGGCCGACTTGAAATCGTCCTTCTGGACGTAGTTCATCGGGATTTTCCGCACGTCTTCGTCCAAACGGTCCAGACTGTGGTACACCCGGCTCAAGACCCACCCACCCGTAACACTGACAGCCCCTACTGCGAGGTTGAAAAGCACTTGGTAATCCACGTCCTCACCTCGTAGGATATTCGTATGTACGTCCATACGCATCGGTCAAGAAGGCGTTATTCGCAGCTTCAGACCCAAGTACAACAGGCGGGATATACGCGGCGGCGCGCCCCGTTGCCCGCATAGCGTTTTCAGCCATTGATGGCGGAGGACGCCCAGCAAGGACATTTTCAGCCACATCACTTGCGCGGCGCATGGCCATACGGTTAGCCAGCGCGCGGGAAGCAAGCGCCGCGCCACCAACAGTACCTACAGCGGCGCCGTAGGCAGGGTTGATTGTAGACGCAGCTACAGTAGATGGTACGACATAAGCCGCCAGTTTTGCCAAACCAGGTCCTGTTTTTAAGTCCGGCGCAAATTGACCGACGAAACTAAGCGCTTTTTCTGAAAAACTGCCCCTTTGCAAACTTCTAAGAACTTCTTGTTCGTCCGTCGTAAATTTACGCATAAGACGATTATCGTTAACAATCGGCGCTAAACGGGCTTGCAATTCTTCTATCTTAGGCCGAGTACCTTTTGAAAGGTCGGCTTTAGATATGACTTGCTCTAAAATCTCGCCTTTCCGCGCGTTTGTATACTGCCGACGCGCTTGTGTAACTGCGCGAGCGGCGACTTGCGGGTCGCCCGCAGTAACTTGTGCCGGGCCAGCAGAATTTACAAAGTCATCCAGTTCGTCCTGAACAATTCCGGCAAGGCGATTTGCTTGTTCCCGAACAATTTTACCTGTTTCGCGGCTGCGACCGACGTTGCCCAAACGGCTGCGCAGCGCTTCCAATTCTTCAAACGACAACTCGTTATAAGGACGGGCGCGCAAGTCGCGGATAACCTGCAATATTTCAGTACGATCCGGTCGGTTGATTTGCGCGGCTTGCTGCCGAAGCGTATCTTCTAAACGGTTAGCCAAATCATCTGCGGCTTGACCAGAGAAAAACACGCCTTCTTGTTCCATCTGCCGATAGAACTGCCGCGCTTGATTGCGAATGTCTTCGCCCGTTATCGTAGGACGCGGTGTGCGCCCACCCGCCAACGTTCCTCCAACGCCGCCAAGTACCGATACCAAGAATAATTTCGTGGGGTCTGTTTCGCCGCCTTCAATAGCTGTTTGGGTTAGCGCGCCTGATCCAGCGCCGCCAACGGTCTGCGCGCGCACGCCGCGCCCAAGTTCAGTGGCAACGCCGCGCGCCGTTGTGCCCGCTCGCAGCGTTGGCGCAAGCGCGCTAATTGCTCTTGCTGTTCCGCCAGCACCAGTGGCGGCTTCAAGACCCGAACTGAATATACGCTGCGGCGTGGTCTGCGGCTGGCGTGTGCCGGGGCCTCCAACGGCTTCGTATGTCTGGCGAATAGCTTCTGACGGCAGCGTCATGCGCGGCGCGCCAAACGGCGTGGCCGCCAGATTGTACACGCTCGTGCCAATGTCGCCCGCGCCCAACGCCAGCACGCCTGCCGCTGCACCCGGAACGGCGCCAACACCAGCAAACGGCGCCCCCGCCGCCGCGCCCGCGCCGGCCGCAACGCCATACGGAAGCAATGCGCGGGTAGCAACGCCCATCCACTGCTGAAGACTGTTGTCAGCTTTGGCAACGTCGGGGTTTTCGGCCAGCACTAATGCAAGCGCATCGTTTTCTGTTGCGTCATCCGGCAAGCCATCTACATCATAAGATGACCCATTCGGCAGCGTTACCGTAAATGAGGCCATTTTAATTCCTCTTTTTAACCGTTACGCCAGGTGGCAACGTTGTTTTGTTAACGTCGCGCTCCATTTGCGTGCGGCGCTCTCGCGTCTGCGTAGCAATGTCAGATGACGGCGCCTCGCCGCGATAACTGTATGTCTCATCAAACGCAGATCGCACGTTCTCTTGCGCAACTTTCAAATCAATGAGGTATTGACCAAGAACCTTACGCAAATCATCTGCGTCCTGAACTTGCGCAAACGCGGCGACACTCTGTTCAAGTTTCGCGCCCTCTTGATTTGATACGTTACCCAACGCGCCGCCAGTAGGCGAAGCATCTCGCATTGCCTGCAACGCAGAGAAACCGGCGCCAGCACGAATTTTATCGTATAGGGCTTGGGCACGACGTGACGCCGCGCTGATGTTTGGCGTGTACGCGCCATACACACCAGTAATAGCGTTTAGACCTTCCTCATCGTTTATTAGCGCTTGCACGTCAGCAATGTCTTTATCAAGTTCCGTCGTTGAACTCTGAAGATTGCGGACGGCTTGCGGATACGCCTGGTCAAATTTAGCCTTGGTTTTAGCGTCCATGCCTTCCGGCAATGTGGCTTTTGCAGCGGCTTCCTGTTCCTTAAGCGCGGTCTCCCGTTCGCGGAAACCGATTTGGGCTTCCTCATACGCCGACATAGGCTCAGGAACACCAGCCGCCGCTTGTTCGGCCGCAAACTTCTGTTGCGCCAAGGTAAGCTGCCCCTGCTGAACACCTGCCGTCGTCATGCGGTTCTGGTTTTCCAAAAACGCGCGACCAACCTCGGACGTCACCAGCGAACCCGTCAGCGCGGCTTGGATCTCTTCTATCGGCTTGCCATCCAGCGCCTCAACGTAGGGGATAAGGCCGTCCTGATATTCCGGCGGCGCAAGACTGAGTGCGCCTCTCATGTCGCCCGTTTTGAGCGCGTGCGCGTACGCCGGGAGCAGCGCCTTGATCGCGGCGTCCTCTTGCGCCTTCGCGGCTGCCTTCGCATCTTCCGCAGCCTGCTCCTGGCGGGCCGTCTCGATCTGGTAGATGTTCTCCGCGCCTCGCACGCGCTGGTTCATCAGCGCGTTCACGTCCGGCATGGACACGTTAGCGAAGGCGTTGCTGACAATACTGGGGTCAAGTGGCATGACCGCTCCTTAATAAACGCCGCCGATATTTGTGGGATTATAGAAAGACGACGAGGATGGCGTGATGGACTGCAAATAGTTCATGTACGGCTGGTTGGCGTAGTAGCTGCCGACGCCCTGACCGATTGAACTGAACGCATTGCCTATCATGCCCGCCGTGCCCGCCGCCTGCGCCGCCTGTACGTTACCGCGTTGCGCCGCAATATCGGCCAAAGCCGCGCCGGTCGTACCGACGTTGGCAGCCTGCCCCGCTGCGGCGGCCTGACCTACGCCGGTCAGGTAACGATACGGGTCCATGCGCGCCTCGCGCTGGGTAAGGTAACGGCTGAAAGCGTTTTCGTATTCGGAACTGGCGAGGTTCTGGCCGTACTGCTGGATGCCCTTGAGCGTGCCACCCGACTGAAGCAGACCGCGCGCCGCCGCCGACCGTTCCAGCGCCTTCATGCCCTCGGCCATGCGGAAATTGTACCCCGGATCAGCCTGAAACTCGGCCATGCCAAAATCTTTGTAAGGGGCCATCTTCTGGTATTCGGCCAGCGCGTTCGTGCCTGCTTCAACATAAGGCTTGGCAAGGGCTGTCTGTTGCGCCAAAGCGTCTTTTTGCGCCTGAGCGGCCTTCTTGGCGGCCTTTTTCTGTTTGTCGGCAGCCTTGTTTGCGCCGGATGCGGAGATTGCTGCGCCGCCAATGGCACCCGCAGCAGCAATTCCAGCGGCAGCAATAATCGGTGCGGGCATCAGGGAAACTCCTTCAAGTATTCGTGCAGCGTTTCGCCGTACAAGTGCATGACCTTCACGGCGTCTTTCATAGCAGTTGCGTGCCCCTTCGTCAAAAGGACAACTAATAGCACCAGATCATAATACCCCGCGCGCCAGATGAAAGACCGGGCGTCCGCCTGACCGGCGCGTTCGGCGTCGTCCGACGCCTTCCACTTCATCACCAGCAGCGCAAGCCCGGTCTGCAAAGACTGAAAATTGGCGAGGTAGAACGGATTGGCCGGCATGCTGATCAGCGAGGACCAGATGACCGCGTCGAGGTCCGGCCGGGTCACCGGGTCGCCGTCCGCCACGTCGTCTAGCATCTGGATCATGCGCCAGATGTCCATGAGCCAGCCCGCCGCTTCGGGCGGCAGGTCTAAGTTCTCAAAGTGGACAATCAGGGATTGCGCTGCCTCATCCACTACGTCACCTCACGGCCGGACACCCGGATGTTGATGGCCGACGCGGTCCCGGCAAGGGTCGAGATGAACCCGCCGGGGCGCAGCACATGCCCGACCAGTTCGGGGAAGGTGTACGTCTCGCTCGCCTGCAACGTCTTGGTCTTGACGATCAAATCGCTGTTACTGGCTGTACCGCCGCCCGTCACCAGGTTCACGCTGATCGTGGCGGCGCTGGCCGAATAGTTGGTGGCGGTAAACTTGTCGATGATTGCCGTGACGCCGGTCGCGGTGTAGACGGTGGACTGCGAGTTGTTGGCGGTCTGTGCGGGAACAAGAACTGTTACGGTGACGGTCACGATGACCTCCTAAGCGCTGATATTGTCAGTGACGGTGAGGATGACGGATGGGATGGCGGGGTGGACAGCCG